AACGAGCACAGACGAATCTGGTTGGTACCATTGTCATAGTTTTTGGACTTGTCTGATTAGTGAGTAGTGATCAGTAGTAGGGGTAGATTCAACATCCTCTACTGGTAGTAGTTTTGCCCCAAGCTCTGTTGGAGCTAACAAACCAAGCTCTTGCAGATACTCCAGGCCCTCTGCCACGGTGTCAACTGGGATCACGTTGAAGTCGACAGAACCGTGGTGTTCGTGTCGTCCCTCGAACGCAACTCTGGCCGTCTCGGACCAGTCCTCTCTAGCCATCGTGGTGAGCCATCGTATCGGACTGCTCGCCTTGACCGATGCTTCGGCCAGTACGCGAGCGTTTGACCGTGCCTCCATGACAGTGCTGTAGAACATGCCGTAGATGTTGTCCAGTTCGCCCTCTTCTAGGGCTTGTTCACCGGCGGACATCCATTTGGTCCAAGTACTTCTGGCTATCCCCAAAGCCGTGGCTGCTACGTAGTCGGTTGCACCCAGCCGTATCAACTCTAGGACACGCTCCAGAAGTTCCGGCGGCATACGTTCCAGCTTACTGAGTCGACGCTGATCCTTCGACCTGGCTTTAAGAAGCTGGCGAATGGTTCGAGGGCGACTTTTTTGGGCGGTGTTTTGTTCACTCATGTTGTGAGCCTAACAAAAACAGTCAGAACGTGTCAAGTCTGAGGCAGAAAGTTTTAGGGTTTGTCGGTTTTGTCTCCTTCCATTGATTTAAGGTGGCGTCTGGCGGCACCCAGGTACAAGTAGATGTCGTTCATGTGTCCTAAGTACCGCACTCGTCGGGACTTAGGAATGCCTTCAAAAACTTCGGTAGCCGTTTTCTCAATCTCCTCCGTCTCTTCAAGTGTGAATTCACCTTGAGCCATAACTCGTTACTCCTTAAAGGGTTACCAAAAAAACAAGGGCTGCTGCCTCGATTGAGACAACAGCCCTACTTTGCTTGGGACTAAAGGCTACTTCTTCGTCCGCCTTTTGTAGGCCGCAACGCCACTGCGAATCTCCGCAGCCGACATTCGGCCAACCCCCTTGACGTTGACGTACGCACGCCCACCGCCTTTGACTCGGCTGATGGCAGCACTGTTGGCAGCCGACTGAGCGGTTCGCATGGCGAGCATGGAGGGGGTACCAAATTCCCACTTGTTTCCAAAAATCATCTGACTTCTCCTAAAGATGGATCACGTTGGCTAGGTAGTCTGATACTGGGTCTGACTCCTCCATCAGTTTAGTCAAAATCTGGTCCGCCGTCAATACTAAATGTTTCCTCGTAAGTGGATTCCATTTAACTGCATCCGATCTTACTGGAGAATTAGTAACGAAATCTTTAAGAAGCGGATCAGCAAGAGGGTGTGTCCAGCCTGGTGACTGGCAAATATGGATCAACTGGACCTCCCCGGCGGGGCAGGGAAAACCCAGTTCCGGAAGGTGCGTGCTTGAGCACATCAACGTGGGCCAGTAAGAATTATTGACCCTCGCCGCCTCAAACTTTAACACGGCATCGTTGGGCAGAACGAGTGAGCTTTTACGGCCCGTCACTTCTTGCCAATGCCTTAACCAGGTATCACATCCGATTTGATCTCCACGTTCAGAGTCGTTGTGGAAATCAAATACAACTAAGTTCTGGTAGTTGAGTGCCGTTTTGTAAATGTCGTGATGATCCTTGGTCACCACTATCGGTGTGTTCGGATAGATACCTACCAACGATTGAAGAGTATCCCAGAACGTTGTTAGTCGGCAAAGATTGGGTGGGTGAAGTTTCTGGTTGCCCCAAATGATCTGTTCGTAGAATTCCCCTACGCCTCCCACGGCTGGGACCCAATCGAAAAAGTAGTCCCAGTCGATTGATATGAGGATGTCCCTCATTGTTTGTCAATCTTAGCCCGTCGTTCCTTCAGGAACCGGTTTCGTGCGGTGGCGAAGTCTTCGATCGAGATGACCTCCAGTGTTTTGTGATCTCGCAGACCGGCATAGTCGATGTACTCGTCCCGGTGTGCGTCTCCGTAGACTATGATCGATTGAGGTTTGATGATGTCGATGGCAGTGTTGAACGAGGCCGACAACCGTTCCATTCGGTCGTCCATGTCTTCTTCCGGATAGTGTGAATGCGTTTGGAACGAAATACACGGAACGCCTTCCGGAATACCGGCATACAGAAACTCTTCATCGCCTTCGACCTCCACGTGAGACACAGAGGGAATCACGTTCATGCCAGCGGTTTGCCAATAGTAGCCAATGTAACGATTGCGGAAGGTGTTGAAAATCCGTTCCGCCATGGACCACTCACGACCGACAGAATACTCGGGAGTCATTAGACCGAGATAGCCACGATTGAGTAAACGCTTGGCGTAGCCTAATGGGTCTGCCCACATACGCTCCAAAGGATCGTCATTGGTGTGGCAACACAGAATGGTCTTGTCGAATGGAAGACCGAACAGGTTGCCGTTACCCAAGATGGTCAGGTAGTACTCGCTCGGGATGTGTGAGTCCGGGGCTGTCCAGGTGAGGATGGGTTGTGGGCACGCGATCAGTTTGTCAAGCAGCAAGTGCGGAATGTCGTAAGGTGACAATCCGTACTCCCACTTTACCATCGGCTTGAGTTCGATTGCACCGGGGAGTTCCGGACTGACGGCTTCCAGACTGTCGTCTCGTTTGTCTGCTTCTTCGTCTTTCTTTAGCAGACGTTCAACAGCACGCTGAGCCACCTTCTGGACTTGCGGCCCTTTCTGGAGGAGAGAGGAGACGGCTTCAGACGATGAGGTCGGGTTGGACTGGAGTTTCTCTACGGCCTCGCTGTTGGCCGCCCTCAAGGCGTTGAGTTTTCGGGTGTCTTGAGCAGCCATCATGCCGATGATGTCGAAGGTAGCCAAGGCCTTGAGTTCCTCTTGCTCAGTCAGTTCCACGTAACGGACCGGTACCGAAGGTTCTCCTTGTTCCAGGGCTAGGTCGAGCCGCATGTGGCCGTTGAGAATCTTGCCGGTGGTCTTGTTTACCATCAATTCGTCGAGCCATCCCAGATCGTCTAGGACTCCCCGCATGCGTTCCTGCTGCATGACGGGATGAAGTCTCCAATTGGCGTCATGTTTGATCAGGGTCGTCGGGTCCACGTTCTCATGACCGACGATTCGATTGGCCCAGGAAGCCAGTTGGTCCTTCAGTTCTTCCTCGACCACCACGTCGTTGAGTTGGGTCGTGGGTTTCTTCTTGGGCGTGGCAGTGGTTTTCTTCTTGGCCGTGGACGGGGTCTTCTTCTTGGGCGTGGTTTTCTTCTTGACTGGCATCAATTAGCTCCTTTGTGATGGACAGGTACCCCTGTGGATTTGTGATTTCAATTCGGCTTGTTATCCGGGCAACATGGAGTTGTTGTTCGAGCAGCAATGTCCTTTCGTCGTGCCACTAGTTTGGCTTCCGTCTGTTGGTCCAGGTAGTGTTCGATGGCAAAAACGAGGTTACGTAATTCTGCGTTGTAGCTAGCTTTGTACGTGTTACGAGAAGCATACCAAGCTACGGCTGCTTCCACGACGGCGTCACGTTCACGTTCAAGCATGATGTCCTCACAGTTGTGATAGTTCGTTACGCAACTCGCACAGAAGGTCATGATCTTCCGGCGTAAGAGAAGGTTCGCCTTCCAGCCAGGCTATTTCCATGGTGACCTGTTTGGCTCGTTCCGTGTCTTTCACGTTATAAGTTTTGGTCGAGTTTGTCTCTACCGCAGTGGTATACACGTTTCGACTGCGTGCGATCTCATCAAGACTTTCTGCGTTGTGAAGTCTAGGCAGCATGGATTGGGCTCCAATGAAAAACCCCGCACTCGACACGCCGGGCCAATCAACGTGCCGAGTAACGGGGGAACCACGACGGACGGTTTCATCTAGCGGAAGCATTGGCCCCCAGGGCATTGTGTACAATCAGTTTGGTACGAGGTTGGTTGTTCGCCCGTACCGGTCGATTGGAATGTTCTGGGTTGTCTAGAGAAGCGACTGAAGAACCGTCGCAGTATTCCGCGTCTTGTCCTCCGTACCGATGAGGGTTGGCTGGACGGGTTAGCAAGGGCTTCGGTAATCGAGTCGTCCACCTCCCCTGGAACGAATACCGGTACGGTGAGTATAGCTCTGGCCGCTTGGCGTCTGGCCACGTTGGCCCGGACTATGTCGGCCGGGACTTCGAGGATGTTGCGGACCGGGGTGAAGTTCGGCCGCACCCTGACCGCGAGGAACACGGGGCGTACGGTGACCGCGTCGGCGGTCGGGGCTTTCTGGTTGTCGTTGACGTCGTCTGCAATTGCTGTCGAGCACATAGCTAGTGCCAGAAGGAATGGTAGCAGTTTCACGGTATCTCCTTTTACCTGTGCCAAGTGATGTGTGCTGAGCCGACCTTGATGTCCAAGGCCATAGGGATCAGCCATTTAAGGTTGGGGATCATCAAGTTCTGTACTTGTGGATCGGCCCATTTGTACAATCCGACCTTCTCTTCAGTCATACTTTTCGCGTGTTTGACTGCGGCATTCCAAGTCGTAAAGAAGTGGACCTCGAAGGTGTGTCCGTCCGTGACTGTGCAGAACTTTCTCCATTCATTGAAGGACAAGCCTGTCTCTTCGTAGAACTCACGTCGCATTGCCGAGAGCGGAAGTTCTTTGTCTAGGTTGTGTCCTCCTATGCCGTTGAGTTTTCCCGCCTGCCAGGCCGGACGTACCTTCTTTATCAGAAGGACTTCTTCGGTGGTGTGTGCGGGGAATGCGAATCCGCAACAATACGTGACCATGGTAAAGCCTCTGTAGAGGTTAACGGTTCCAGGGGCGGAAGTCCGGACGTTTGCGAGGGAATCCATCGAATTGGCTGAAGGCGAAGCACTCGCCAGAACGGATCATGTTCTGGACTACGTGGTTGTGTACCCGAAGGAAACCCACTGGCCACACTTCGTCGGTGATGAAGTCCTTGATCGTGCCATGTACGTCGCCCCACGAGTTTCCGACCGCCCAGTGCGGGACGGGGTCGGGAATGTAGGCTGCGAGAAACATTTGGTGTGACCATGAACCGTAGGCTTGGTGGAAGCCGTCGCGTGCGGCTTCCATCGTGAAACCTTGGTTGGAGGCGATAGTCATGGGGTAGCCGTTTTTGATGGCGGCTATAGCCTCATCCAAGGAGTTGATTGGTGCAGCCTTCTTGATCAGGTGATCATCGCCTTCGTCGAGGAACTCTTGAGGCGGACCAGGTGATCTGCCCCAGAGCCGGTCGACGGAACCAGAGTATGGCGGAACATCGGGGAAGTCGGCTCGCAGAACACCGCACTTCACGGCAGCGGCGGCCATCCAAGCCCCGGTCGAACCATCACCACGTAGACGGAAGCCTCCCATCTTTCGTGAGCAACCGTAATTGAACGGTTCGTAGACTAGATGGAACTCTTCTCGATCGCCCGCGATGATCTCTTGGGCTTCGAGGTACTCTTCCACGTTTTTCGCACCAAAGCCTACACACGAGCCGACCTCTTGTGGGTAGTTAGGTGTGTCTTCGCCGAGCACAGTACGCACCGCATTCCAAAGGCGGACAGCCTCCACTGGGCCGTCGTCCACCAGGTCGTTCAGTGGTAGGTCCATGATGACCGAGGGATGTTTTGAACGTACCTCCTGGAGAGAATAGGCAGCCCAGTCACGGCCAACCCAGCCCAGATTGGCGGACGGGAACTGGCCGGTCCTAATGGAAGGATTGGGTGGCGGTGATAGGGTGTCGGGGTCAACGTCGAACGGTGTCAGTTGTGAGGCAAGGAACTCGTTCACTTGCAGGCCTCCTTCATTCCGTATGAGACTTCCTCAAAGGCGGAAGCCATGTCGGCAGGGTTGGCCAACTTGTCGTCATCGTACAGGGCGTTGAACAGGTTGGTGATTGCCTCGAACATGGGATCGAACTTTTCGGGCTGTTCGGCCTTTTCGATCGCCTTGGTGTTGAGGTCACGAACCTTATCGAGCATGTCCTGCAAGTCTGAATACTCGGCGTAGTCGATTGCGGTGAGGCGGTAGTTGTCTGCCAATTTTAGGAGTACCGGGTAGTCCGGAATGGCAAAGTTGGCCTTGACGCAATCGTAGATAGCTTGTGCCGAGTCCGACAGGTCGGGGGACGGTGGATTGGGAGGGTCCGGTCCGGGTTCTCCCACAGTTATTGCGTGAGTGGCTAGTAGCAGTCTGCCATCGTGTAGGCAGGCAACTGCGATAGAAGCGACACACGGTGATGGGGAATAGAAGACTAGCCCCTTTCCCCCAGACACGACGGTGTGTTCGATGGAAGATGGGTAGACCTCCCATGAAAGCGTCGTGCCGGTGTCCAATTCCGTGAGCACCTCGGACACTGCGATCTTCCCAACCGGAATACTGTTGGGGCAAGACAGGGACAATATATTGTCCGCAGCCGATGCAATACCCGCGAGACTGGCGACGATGGTTGCGGTTAGCAGTAAACGACGTAACATGGGAGGTCTCCCGTTCGTGGTTGGAAAAGGTGATGTTAGGCGGACAGATGGTTCTCTTCGGCAGCTACCGCTTTCATGGCGACAGCCATACCGACCAGACAGACGATGTCGTCATGCGACATAGCTTTGAGGTCGGTGTACACGCGATGGCGGACTTCGGCCGCTTCGCGGAAAGACAGGTTGAATTTCTTGCGGGCTTCGAGGGTGACGGCGAACATGATGAACGGTCCCGGCGAGGACAAGCAAGCGATCATTCGCTTCTCGTCCTTGTTCTCCAGGAAGTTCATGAGAAGTTCCATCAGCATCTCGAAGATTTGGTCCCAAGGAAGATTCATTACGTTGCTCCTAGATAGTAGTAATTGTTAGATCGAATCCCGCCCAACCGCCCGTGAGTATACCTCAATCCAATCCGGGCGTCAAGCGGACACGTTACTAGCGGCCCTCAAACGGGTTACGTCTTTCTGGGCTTCTTTTTCTTGGTTGCTCCTTTCTTGGCTGGGGCCTTTCTGGAAGGAGATTTCCCTCTCTGCTTCTTGATATTCTCGGCCGCTTTGAGAATCCATGCCTCGATGTCAAACTCATCTTCAGACTTGGCAATCCTCAGAGGCTCTTCGCCGAGTAGTATGCCCACGGCACACATGCCTTTCTCGGCCTGATACGTGGCGTTTGTCTTTCCGTCGTTGTGGTAGGTTCTCCACAGGGTCATTCGCACTAGTTCACACATAGGGCTCCTTTCAGCGGTGACGTCCGCAGTAGTAGAAAAACAACTTGGTGGTAAAGTATTCGAGGATCATTTCCTCGGGATTGGGGTATTGAGCCACGCAAAAAACAGGTAGGCGAGTACGCATCCTGTGAGCATGACAAACACTTGTATGTTCTCGTCCACTGTCACCTCCTGTGGTTTGGCTTATCAAACCAGATAGCGAGTAGGAAGATGAGGTACAGTCCAGTGAGTACCGCAAACAGTTGGGTCCATTGCTCCATGTCATTGCTCCTTGGGTGGATGAATGAAGTTGCGTACAACGGCCATCTTCCTGCTGATAAAGGAATCCAAGTCTTCGGGGTATTCCGCAGGAAGTTTTTGGCCGAGGCTTAAAGCCAAATCCTCCAGGTTGAGGATGATCTCGTAAAGCAGAAAGCCCAGTTCGTCCAGGCCGTCTTTTTCCTTCTTAGGTGCCGGGTCGGGTACCTTCTTTTCCGATCCGTATACGATACCGTAGGCTCGGAGTATGTTGCGGATCATGTAGGGTTGCGTGGGCAACGGTCCGGTATTCACGCAGAGGTCGGCTACCTGATCAGGGGTCAGTTCTCCGCTGGTCACACGGTCTCGAAACTGAATGACCCTGGGGGTCAAGCGTATCGTGGTAGCAAGTTGTTCCTCCGAATAGTTCATCGTTTCTTCCCCTTTTGTTTTCTTCTTCCGGGTTCAGTTCCGCGTACCGAACCAGATTTGCCTCGTTTCGCTTTGCGGACCACAGTGTCACACCTGACCTTTTCCCAAAGGTTCAGGATATCGTCTGTCAGTGCGTAGTAGTTGTCTTTGTTGCCGGGGCGAAAGCTGCTGGCCTTGGTTTTATTGGCCACGCCAATCTCTGCCATGTCGTTCAGACAACGTTGGGCTGTAGACTTCCCACAGCGGACGTCGGACATTACCTCCACTACCGAACTGGCTACGTCGCCACGTTCGAGTAGAGCGAAGAATGTATCCAAGTGCCAGCCGTATGCCGTATCCATCGCCACTTGGTACATGAGTTGGTAGACTTCCATGTCGATGGTGTTCTTACCCCACACAAAGCAAAGCGACTGGCCAAGCTTTATCAACTGGGTAGAGATACGTGTACCCACTTCGGGTACGGGACGATAGCTGAGTTCACCTGACTGGCCACGGGCTACACTGGCACGTAGCATAGCAATCAAAGTGGACAGGTAGATCACACGTTCCTTGAGCCACGGCGGAGGCTTGGGGAATTTTGGTATCGGGTCGACGTCCAGGAAGTCACCCACTATGTCTTTCAACGCCGCATCGGATTCTGCTTTCTTCTCCATGCCGTCGATTGCAGAACGGATGTGGGCAATGTTGTCATGACCATCCTTGATACAGATATACTTGAGGAACCGTTCCCCGAGAGCAGTGTATCGGTGAGCATGGATGGCGTGTGTCACACCAGCCACTAACGAGAAGTACAGATCGTCGTAGACCCGTTTGCTGAAGTTTCCATACTCGCGGCAGACGTATCCGTCATAGGCACCCCGCAGTGTGGCGTAGAGTTCGTCACGTACGGCCGTTGGGGCACCCATGATCTCGGTAAAGTCTTTCACCACCAGACAACGATACCTGAGTCTTGGTAGAAGGGACGGGTCCTCTGTGTCACTGACACCGGCACTGTACCCCGAGACTAGAGTCTGAGAGGTGACCGTGCTGATGTAGTGGCACTTTGACGTGCCAAGGGTGGCCTTGAGCATGGCCGTCTTACCGGCCCCAGGTTGGCCTACCAAGAACGACCACACAGGGTCACCGGGTATTGCGTTGGACACCACGGAAGCCATCATCACGGAGAGGGCATTCTCCATGTCGACGTCGAAGTGGTAGTACTTGTTGAAGAGTTTCAAGACCTTCTTGAAGTCCGGCCGTGGTGTCTCTCGTTCCCTCTTCCACTTCGATGGGTGGTCAACTACGACGTCCGAAGTCGTTTGGTACTCCACCAGCGACTTGTTGATAGTGTTCAGGACACTACGGGGTTTCGAGCCGCTTTCGACAACCAGATCACGGATATCGAAACCTTCTGCAATTCCCGGTGCCCACTCGATGTACTTGAGGCCGTAGGCGATGCCGTCCAATTGTTGACAGACTTTTTGCATGTAGCGAGATGCGTTCGTGCTGTTGTCGTACAACAACCAGACGTTCCTGCGGTGGAATAGCTCCTGCCATCGAGTTTTCCAGATGGCCTCACCAGGTACACCAATCGGAATACCAGGTGACTTGGTCCTCTTCAACACCCACTTCATTGCCGCCGTATCCCAGAACCCTTCACACAAGTAGATAGGGGCATCCGGGGCACTATCCAACTCATCTTTGATGGCGTTGTAGAGATGGGACTCCGAGTTCGCTGTTGCGTAGACTGGGGCCTTTTCACCATCCTCTTTCGGTGTCCACAGATACACCGTGGCAGGTTCTAGGCCGTCACCCTCAAAAGCGGGAAGCAACCAGGTACCGCCATCGTAGGCGACTTTCATCTCTTCCAAGACACCGGCATTCAGACCTGGCCGCAATGAGGCGAGGTTCTTGTAGTGTGTTGGCGTGGTCTTGGTATAGGCATCTTGCCACAACTGACGGACAAAGGTAGTTGTGTTGCCTTGCTTTTTGCACTGCCAACATCTCCACTGTCCGGTATCGAGTTTCACCGACAGGGCGTTGTGGCCACAAAAAGGGCAATCCCCAACGGCGTTCTTCTCGGTCTGATCAACAACTAAGCCTACCCCGTATTGCTCGAAGGTAGCGACGTGGTTGGTCTTCTTGCCTTTAGACATACACATGCTCCATCAAAATCTCTAGACATAGTATAGCTCCTTGAGCCTGCAAGCTCGTTTCGTTTGTGTTTGCGTTTACGTTACTGTCTGGTCGTACTCGACTGAGAGTGGTTGTTTGTGAGCCCAATCACGACGGATGAGTACAGCGTTTGCGGGCAGATACATATCGACCAAGTCCCTGGCTGGCCTCATCATCACGTTCACGATGTCTGTAACCAGGTCCTTGGAGTAGGTATCCTTGTCGATCTCCAGGATCAATTCATCGTGGACGTTCAGGATCACTCTCACCGACTGCAACAACTTTTGCTTTTTCAACCACTTGTGCAGTTGTACCATAGCATACTTCACCACGTCCCCGGCAGTCCCTTGCACCTTGTAGTCTGTCGCGGCGTAGGGACGTTCGGAAGGCACAAACAGGCGGTAGCCAAAGGCGGTGTAGACGAATCCGTAGCTTCTTGCCTCTTGCGTGTTGTTGCGAAAGAAGGTTCCGATGTCGGGGTAAGCATTGAAGAACAGTTCTGCCATGTTCCGAATACCGGTGAGTTTGTAGAGTAGTTCCTTTCCCCCACCGTACACGATGGTGAAGTTTACGGCCTTGGCCAGCTTGCGAGGGATTTCGCACAAGTCCGCCGTCTGTTGGTGGACGTCCTCTCCGTTGACATACGCACGCAGAAGCAGGGGTTCACCGGACATGTAAGCCAGGATACGGAGTTCCAGTTGACTGTAATCAATCCCCACCCAGACCATACCTGTTGGAGGACCGAAGTTGTCCCGAATGTTCACTTCCGCCTTGTCGCTTACGTTTTGGAGGTTCTCCTTACTGGAAGAGAGCCGCGTTGTGCCGGTGCCGGTTTGGTTGTAGCTGGTGTGCAGGTATAGCTCACCCTTCCGTTCAATGGCCCGTTCGGCGTAGCCCTGCAATGAACTCAGGCCCTTGGCCATTTTCCTGTAGTCCAGTAGTTCTTGCAGTCCGGGTGATTCCTTCCCCTCGTAGTCCCGGACGTTGGCCAAGGCTTTCAGGTAGTCAGCCTTTGTGGAGTATTGACCGTCCTTGGTTTTGGGTGTTTTGTCGGCATAGTCCAAATACTTCAGTTTACCGTAAATCAGTTCCGCCACCTGTTTAGGTGAAGCAGGATTGATGTTGGGGATGCCGTGCTTTAGGGCCAAGGCTTGGAAAGCGTCGTGCCTCTTGTCGGTCTCGGTCCTGAGCCGATTCAGGGACTTATGTAGAGGCTTCTTGCGTAGATGGGCACCGTGTCTCTCCATGCCCATAAGTACGGGGATCAAGTCCAGTTCCCTACGGTACAGTTGCTCTAAGTCCGGAACCCGTTTTGGGACGGTGTTGTAGAATACCCAGAGACCGATCGTACGGAACACGTCACAAAGTGCGTACTCTTCCAACAGGGTCGAATTTGGGTCCAAGGCTTTGGGTAGCCAGTACGCTCGTTCTTTTGCTTCCGGCCCTTTTGGGACGACATGGCCCATCCGCCGAGCTAAGCGTAGAGAGTCGTCGATTCCGTGAAGCAGAGCGTCTTCATCGTCGGCCGGGATACCCAGGTGCATCCTGGCAAGCTCTTTCAATCCGTGCGGTTTGGTTGAACAAAACAGGTGCGATAGAAGGAGTGTGCAACGGACTCGCGGCCACCACCTTCTAAAGCTGATTCCGACAGCCTCAAGCATGGCGATGTCAAACTTGGCATGGTGGAAAACCATTACCTCTGCTTCGTCGAATAGTGTGCGTATGTCTGCCAGATCGGTGCGTTTGACCTTGGGCTTTCTCGTCTTGAGGTCCACAGGCCATTCCCAAATCCACTGGTCTCCAGTATTGTCTTGGACTGTGACAACAAACGGTCTGTCGCCTCTTAGCGGCTGCAACCCGGTGGTCTCAGTATCGATAGCCAATGTGTAGACATTCCTATCCTCCGGGAAGATATATTGTGGCTCCATGCTGTGCCTCCATAGCGGGAAACGAAAAACCACCGGCCGGGTTGTGAGTCCAGCCGGTGGTATTCGTTAGGGTTACACGTGGTCAGGGATTAGAGTCCCAGATCGCTGGGGTCGATGACCGCGTTGATGTAGTGGTTGGTGTAGACCTTGCCTTTGCTCTCGGACGTGTCCACACCCATCTTGACGTAAATCTCAGCGGCGTCCAACTCCGTGACCAGACCAGGGATTTCCAACTTGTCGTGCAGGTCGTATCCGAGGGTCCTGATGTCGTCCACGAAGTTGGCGAGTCCCCAGTTGTTCTCCGGGTCGTCCGGATTTTCCAACCGGTAGAACTTGGTTACCGGAACCCCACTGAACTCCTCATCCATGTCCTCATCGCAGATGCAGGTAAAGTGCATCCGGACGTAGGGGACCTTCCCCTTGTCGGGCTTGGTCCGTCCACCCGTGCAGTCTCCCAGTTTGGCGTAGTACGTGCCGGGAGGGAGGGTCTGCTTTGCCTTGAGAGCGTCCTCGAACGTGTCCTCCGCCATGTCTTTGACAGCCGATTCGAGGGCTGCCATGTCTCCCACGTTTCCCGCACGACCCTTCGCCTTGTTGCGTTGGGCGGTTCGGTTAGCGGTAGGAGCGGCGTTTCCACGACCACGTCTTGGGGTGGTGGACTTGGCTTTGGGTTTGCTTTTCGCAGGAGCTTTTCTTGCCATCTTTTCAATCTCTCATCTAAAGTGGTTGGTAATAAGCCTATGGGAAACTACTTCTTTCTCTTGGTGGATGTGGCCTTTCTTTTAGTGGGTTTTGTTGTAGTGTTATTCGCCTCTTCCGCTTCCTCGATACGTGCTTCCTCCTTTCCTAGTATCAGGGTGTCGAGAAGTTTGTTATCGAATGCGTCCATGAGGTTCTTGTAGGCCGTCTTCGCAGACCTACCAGCATCGATTGTGACGATACTGTCTCCGTCTGGTGCCTGGAATCTGTCCTCCAAGCCACATGCGGCCCACACCATCGAATCCCCACGGACTGTCATTGAGCGGCGTTCGCCCACGAAACCGTAGTAGATCACCAGATCGGCCACCGCACGGATGTACTCCCATGCGGCGTTCGGGGCGGTGGGTATCACCATCTCAAAATCCGGTTCACTTGTCAAGGTTTTTACCTCACGATAACGTCCGTGAGATACGAATACAACGAACGTGTCGCTGTAAAGCAACTCATTCATAGTTTTCTCGAAGTCCACTTTGATATCGTGCCAGAGGGCACCCCAGTCGTCAAGACCAAAGGGACTTGCCACACCCTGCTCTTTGCAATGATCCTGTAGGCATGCCGCGTAGGCTCTGTCTACAGTGTCGATAGAGACTGGTGTGTTCTGTTCTACCAGGAGAGGGACGTAGGATTTGAACCTCTTCCAGTTCAACCGTTGTTCACCCTCCTGTGGGATTTGCTTGATCCTCAGGTTGCGGCGTCTCGGTTCCCACATGGTGACGGTCATGTCAGGAAACTGGGCACACAGTGAGGTCTTGCCTATCCCCTTCTCGCCATACACCATGACCGTGTAGGCCGTCAAGTCGTTTGGTGGAACGAGGGGTTCCGTTGGTAGGGATATCGACTTCACGGTCTCAGCCTTGGTACGTCGTGCGGTCCGTTTCGTCAGTTTTCTCGGCGGCATTTTTCACCTTTCGATGAGTTCAGTAAACACTCGCCGCTCTTTTTTGTAGTGGGCGTAGTTGGCATGTACGATGATATCGAAAACATCGCACGGCCCGTAGGGACCCACAAGAGCGTCCGAGTTGAGGTAGTGGTGTTCGGAATTGAAGGGGTTGTTCAAGTCCAAGCTGTCCCACCACTTCTTGATCCGATTCACGATAGGGATCAGGGTCCTAGTGATGAATTCATCAATCTCTTTTGGACCGATGTCGTATGTGTACCGGTTGAACCAGTATGACGGCACCTTCTTCTTTTTCGTCTTCCGTGTGTCGTCTACGATTGCCTCCTCTATTCGGGCACAGTATTCTGGAATGGATTCCCCAACGTGGGGCTTTGAACCTGGCATGCGTACAACGTCGAAACCGTAGGAGGTGATGGGGCAAGCGTGCAGTACCTGCATAGCGTGGGTATACGCTGCAAGTTGGAAATTGAAATACATGCTGTTGGTAATATCCATCTCGTTGATCTTGCTTTTGAGTTTGGTATCCCAGACGCTCCATCCTTCTGGAAAGGATCGCAGTTGGTCAACCCTCCCGCGAAACCGTACTCCTGCGAGGTCGATATCGAAGACACCCTCAGCCTCTATCAACTCAGACTCTTTGCTGTCCATCTCCGCCCAGTATGCCAGATAGTGACTGAGCAGGACGACGCACAAACCCTCGCACATGTCCCAGACGTGACGTTGTTTGTTCGTCAAGGACATAGGCCGCTCCCTCGTAACGTGGAACGACACGGCCTTTTTGGCGGCAATGCGTATTGCCTTTTCGTCCTTCTTCCACGGTACGAACAGCATGTCGTTGTGGAGTATGTCAAGGCAGTCGTGAAACATGCTGCCAAGTACGAGTGGTTGACGAACCGCTTTCGTACGCCAACCCTCAACGACTGATACCCTGAATTGTTCAGGGCAGGTAAGGAACTTCTTTATGGACGACTGTGTCAGTCCGTCTCTGTACAAGTCCCAAACGGGGTCGGACTTACCCCAGATTTTACGCTTTGGCTTCGCCTTTGGTTTTGGTTTTGGCTTTGGTTTGGGTTTTGGCTTTGGTTTTGGTTTGGGTTTTGCCTTTGCCTTGGGTTTTGGTTTTGGTTTGCTGGGGGCGGTGGACGGCCGTTTTGAAGGGGAACGTTTTTTTACCGGCATTTCGGTCCTTTCTGTGCAGAGCCTGACACAACGCATCAACCAGTTTGTCGTGAGCAATGCAGTAAGTGTTTGAACCTACACCTCCATTCCGTTTGATGTAGGACGGATGCCACAAGTCACATACTGATAAGCCTTCGTCAGCATCGCACGCAATGCGGCGTCCTATTGGGGACTCCTGTGCGACCTTGCCGAGCAGAACCACCAGACGCAACTCCGGGCGGAGTAGGTTGTAGAGGTTGAGGATACGGGGGTGGCACGCCATTACTTCGTCCAGGAAGGGCTGACGGAAGTTGTGACCCTCACCCGGAGTGATCGGTCTACAGCCCATCACGTTGGCGAACCCGTAGCTGTACTTGTCGACGTGGGTAAAGGTTTCTTCCACCATCGCTCTAAGCACAGAACCGGCTGGTCCAACAAAGGGTACCCCCAGATTATCCTCTTCCCGCCCAGGTGCTTCACCGATGAATAGCACCTCGAACGGGAATGTAGGAGGGTCACAGAATAGCAGGCAGTGGTTGTGGGCAATCTTTCCGAGGCGACAGTCCTGACAATGGCACCACCGTTGTCTGTGACTCTTCCAGGGTGACTTGTAACCACTTCGTGCAACGACTCCGTTAACGTTAAAACTTGGTAGAACGATCTTTGCCATGGCGTGCTATCCAATGGTATCACAATACGGCAGGAGGACTTCTTCCTGTAGTCGTATTGTTCGGTTAATGAGGTTGTCAGTACGCACCGAGCCCCGCAAGGTGTAAGTGAATGCGTTGAGGAGTTCCCACATCGACCCCTCGGGCTCGTCGGATTCTCGCCACTTGGCCAGGACTCTGCCGATCATGGAACTGCTTATCAGTCCCTTGTCCATGGCCTGGATCAAGATGTGATCAATGCCTGGGTAGTCTCTGAGGAACTCGACAGAACGCAGCCACTCGATTCGGTCTTTCTGAGTGTCACCGAATGCGAACAACTGATCCATCCCAAGGTTCACCCGCAAAGGGAGGTCTTCCGTGATGCCGGGTGTGTGTCTTCTTCCGACGACAACCTCACCCACAAACATCAGGTTGGAGCAGACGATCACTTGGCTTCCCCAAGCCAGACCAACCGCAAACTTCTTGTCCAGGGAATTGCGTATACCGACGCAGGTCTTGTACTCGGTATCCGCTTCGCCATACTTCAGATGCAACAGCCCGAAGTAGCGTGTGTCATCACAGGCAGTCGTGTGCCATGAGTCCTCGACTTCGACCTTACGTTTTCGCAGGCAGTCAAGTACAGTCTTGAGGACAAAGTAGTGTGACACCGGTTGCCACGTCTTGGTGGCCGATGGGTTCTTCATCCTTTTGAGTTTGTTCAATGAACAAAGACCCTCAGACGCACTCGGGATCAACGACATGGGTCTCTCCTATTTAGGGGCTTTCGCTCCACAACAGTGCAGGAACGAATCCGTGTTGAAACCTGCGTCGTACTCTGGCAGAACGATAGCCAGTACGTTGCACAGGAACGTATACTGAGACTCGGTCAGTTCTATGAATCCGCCCTTTATCTTCGCTCGGCGGAGGCTTTTGATGTAGCGACCAACTCGTTCGGTGTGCCCCAGACCGTACGGGCTACCGTCTTGCAAGAGTCGCCTGGTGATAGCGTTGTCAGGGGTACCCGAAGGACGGCCTTCCTTGAAGCGGACCTTGTCAGCAGTACTCGCTTTCGGAGCATTGCTGAGATACTCTCTGAGGTTGAGGATTTCGGGTTTCGGTTCTTCGATAGCCGTCTTCTTTGCCTTCGGCTTAGCCTTTCTTGGGTCAGGCTTCGGCGGGGGGTTCCGTTCGTCCTTCGGTCGTGCTTTCCGTGGCTTGGGTCCGCCCTTCCGTGCCTTGGACCGCTTGGGTGTCCCCTTCAGCATCATTGTTCTCCTCGTCTAACAAGTAGTGTTCAAGGGAAGAAGGTGTTGTGATACGAACCACCTCAATCCAGACAATACGGCCGTGGATACTGCCGAGTGTGCGAGCGTTGGCAACGGCCTGAGAGCCGTCTTGTGTGGGGGACATGTACCTTCTCGGCACGCGGTCATGGTCCTCACGGTACATTACTTGGTAGTGGAGTAGTGTCAGGGGTTCCGGCTGCATCACGTAGACTCCTTAAAATTGAAGTAGAAACGGGGAGAGTGTTGGAACTGGAGGAGTCCGCGTACCTTGTCGCTTCGCCGTTCGACGAGGACATAGGGGGCCTGGAAGCCAAGGGCTTGGAAGTCTTCCATCATCTCATGGGTCGTCCAGACTTGGCCGTGGATTTCCTCTAACTGCTTACGGACTTCAGCATGTTCAATCGCCATGGTATTACTCCTTGCGTGTTAGGAAAAGAAAAAGAACCCCGGTTGTGAGCCGGGGTGTTTTGGTGTAGAACAACCAACTCCTAAACCCAGATGTCGCAGGTGTCCTTGTACTCACAATTGTTGCATTCGGCAAAAGGCCGAACACAGTTTTTGCGGAGCCTACTCGTGATCGAGTCCGGCAGTTCGTCGATTACGTCGTGACACTCGGCATCGAGAATCATCACCATTATGTCGTCAGAGTTTGGGATCATGGACAACCCGCATATCTCGTACAGTTTTTCGTACTTCATGCGTTGTCCAAGGTGTTTCAGTGTAGCCAAGACACCAGTGATGTAACTTACCACACCGGAGTTGAGAACGTCTGCGGTCGCAAAAGCCAACAGACGATCACGAGGATTGGTGATCGGGGTTTCTGAATCCCGAACTTCCTTCAGTAACCTCTGCACTAATTCGTCCAAGTCCGCCATGTCTTATCCTCCAGGAAAAAGAAAAACCCCTAACCCGATACAACGTCGTACCGGGCTAGAGGGGAACACAACGTACAACACGTTGTCTAACCGTTACGTTTGAGCGGGTAGTAGTAGGCGTTAACGCCCACGGTCACTTGCTGACCATCAACCTTGACGTCCGTTTGGACGTTGCCCTTCGTTGATGCGACCACCATCGTTTTGCCAGATGCACTGGGCTGACCGATCGGGTCACACTCCAGTACCAGGGTCAAAACGTGACCGGTCTTGCTTTTGGTGGACTTACTCTTCTTCGCCGACAACAGTGCCATGATACAGCCTCCTAGTTAGGGTAATGGGCTGGGGGCCGTGGGGGTGTTGAAAGTTGGTATAGAACGTGTTGTACTACGTGGTCTTGAACGAGCTACTTGACGGCGGGAAACTTAATCTTCCCACCAACCTTGACGATGTCGCCAAGGAAAATGTAACCGGCGTTGACAGGGATCGAAGAGTTGAGTCGGTTTACCAACGGCTTGTCGTAGAAGACAGCCTTTCTCTCGTTGATCAGATCACCTTTCTTCTGCTTGTCGGTGGTCCTCTTAGCCAACTCCGGCTCATCATCCGTGATCAGGCATCGTAGGATGCCTTCAAACGGGTGCCATACCTGCACGACGGTTCCGGGAGTCGCAGAATCCCACAACGCACGCCTCTCCTTTTCAGGATAGTCGGGTTTGAGGGCCGCGAATTCCTTTTCCCTTTCCTTCATCGTCTGTTCCAGTTTGGCCGCCTCTTTCCGCTCTTCTTCCTTCTTGAGCAGTTCGTCGAACAACTGTGCCTCTGCGGCACTGAGTTTTCGACCAGCGACTGACTTGGAGGACTTCGCAGCGGGTTTGGAAGACTTCGCAGCCTTAGCGGCAGCAGCAGTGCTGATTTTCCGACCAGCGGGCTTGCGAGACTTCGTGGCGGGCTTACGGGTTTTGGAAGCAGTACTTTTCGTGGACTTAGCCATGATAGGTTTCCTTTGGTAGGTGTTAAAAACACCCCCACGGTTCCCAGCCCATAATTAGGGTAAAGCTACCATCCCCCGGTTAAGGTTCAGGGTCACGTAAAGTTTGAAAATGCCTCTTCGACAGTCATGCCGTCTCGTACCGCACGGTCCTTTTGTTTCCAGGTGATTGCAGTAGCGTACACCACTTCGCCACAGGCGGGAATTGGCCGGGACGGGTTGCGATGAGCCAAGAAATGCTCGCCGCATAGTGTAGTGTTTCCACAACACCAGCCGTTTTTCAGTCGCTTGCCGCAAACGTCGCACTGTACCGTGCGGGAAACGAGCGTTGAGATGTGGAATGCGTGCCAATGGCAGCCTTGGTCGTCGACCACTTCAAGCATCATCGGACTTGGCCTCCTTTAACATGGTAGCCATGTCCGCACCAAACACCGCCTCAATCGCTTCAATCGGTTCCCTGACTTTGGCAATCATGATGTATCGCCAATCGATACCGAGCTTGGGCATTTCGGGTGCCATTGTTATGCCGACCACGACTTGATTGTAGTACCTCTCCTTGAAAGGAAAAGCTACTATGTTGCCCGCTCTTGAATCGGCCTTGTCCATATTTTGGAATATGCCAATCCACGTTTCGTCACCGTCGCTCAACCACATTTCCATACGGTCTAGATGGTCTCGCAACTCGGAAAGCGTAATCTCCATGGTAATCCCTCCAGTACGGGGGGATGATAGCTTTACCCTATAACCACCGTATCGGTGTTTCATTCTATCCCCTAGTGAATTGACTATCGGGTCAATTTTCCGCTTTTTTGTTTGCAACTGCCAATCGCAGTTCATTAGGCGTCAATTTGCCTAATGCCCCACAATCGATAGTCGCTGTACAACCACCAGGTTTGTGCTTGTGGTGAATGTTAAACGGTTTGATTGTTTTGCGTTTCAAACCGTACCCGGTCGCTTTTTTTCGTTTTTCGTATTTAGTGACTGCAATTTCCGTTTGTTCGGGTGTCATTCTACGCATGGTGTGTTTCCCCTAATTGCGTGAATAGGGGATAGAATGAAACACCGATACCCGATCTAATCCGCCAGTTTCGCAACGGTGGACGTGATCGGGCTATCGGTGATTATTGGGCTGTTTTTTACGGAACCGTACGGGTGGGATTCGGCGGGGTCAATTCCCCGATGCCATCACGTTAGATATAGCAACGGAAACCCGCATCAACACAATTGACCGTAACCGATTCAGTAATCGGTAGCCAATTGCGTGATCGGCATTGCTAGTGCGGTGGTGATGGCATTCACCCGGATTGCACGGTTCACGTTATCCAAATTGTTTACGACCCGTAACGTGTGGCCCCCGGTATTCTGTCGGATTGACCCGTTGTCAATCGTTGACCTATTCTGGCCACCGGATGCCGCTGTCTAGCGTAAATGCCCCCTGTTATCGGTTCCCCGCCACGGTTCCCCGCAACGGTTGGGTTGTGTTTCCCACAACCGGACACCCGCCACACGCCCCGATCCAATCCCGCTAATCGACTGGACCGGTGATTCTGTCGCCTACTGGCATTCCCGTGGGTTCCCGTCCATTTCGCAACGGTCGGTCGCCCGATAGCCCGTAGTTGGCGTTAACGTTCAACGCCAGTATTGGCAATTAGATCAAATCGGGCATTCTATGTCAACCCCACCCGATCTAGCGGGGTAGGTTACCCAGTTTAACATGCCCCAGGATTGCCCAGAATCGCCCCTGACGGGTTCGATTCTGACACCTAGTTTCGTCCGCAAACCACTAACAGGCTGGCGTACCATCGCGGGGAACCGTGTCAGAACCGCCCCAGACGGGATCGGTGGATCGCAACCGGAAACACCCCAGGTGGCACCTGGCAGCGTACGTACAATGGGGGGGGTAGGCACCCCGCTATTGCTGACGGGTCGCCCGCTAATCGACGGTCCAGGGGATCGGGGTCCAGGGTCCAGGGTCCAGGGTCCAGGGGATCGGTGTCGATCGGTGATCAGTGATCAGTGATCGGTGATAGGGTATAAACACTGCCACCCAATGGTGGGGAAGAGTTGCCAAAACAGATTATCGTGGTAGAGTGGTTGCATGGATACCCAACCCCAACAACTCGATGACACGGACCTGGTGGAACTCCCGTTTGTTGACATTGCCGACCTTTCTGGAAGGAAGCGGCAGGAACAATTACTCCCCGGTGTGGTCCGGCGAATGGAAAGGCCGCGTGGTTCTTTCTCGATCCGCGTTGATCCAGACTTGTCTACGGCCGATGATATCCACAAGAGCTACGGGCAGACCACGTCCATGGGAATTTGCCGGTTCGTCCAGTTGCTCTTCATTGCTAACGAGACGATTCCCAAGCATGCTCGTATGACGGATGAGCAGTTAGCCCGCATCTTGGTTTCTGAGTTCCCTGAATCCAAACGTGTGAAGAACCATCCCCGCTCCAGGCTAATGAGCTACTACAGAAGCCACTACAACTCTGGCAGCCTGATACCGAAAGAAGGTGTACCCTTGCTGAAGTCTCGGCGGTACACCAAATCGGGCGAGATTGCGAACGGGTACAACGGGAAAGCATTGCGGGGCTTGAAGAAACTTGAAGCCGACGAAGAACAAGCCGCACAGGTGGCAGAGTGGAAACGGAACGGGTCTGTCGGGGTCAAGGTATCAAAGCCTCGACACCGTGATCACGGACAGACCGGTCAGCCCGAAGAAGGCTTTGCCGAGCAAGAGGATTGGGGGATGGGCGGCCAGTAACCCATCGGGCAGGTCCAGACTCTTCCGCGTGCTTTGTATTTCGCTGCACACCCACACTTTCTACACCGGCCCCTCTCTCTGGAAAAGAAGCGGCAGGCCTTGCAAGTCTCCAGCCGGGCGTCGTAGGTTTTTTGGTCTACGATCCGCATACCGTCAGCGACGAACACTTGCATGCTCTTCAGAAAGTTGCTGACTTGTTCGTGCAGTGGCGGCATGTCTTGTGGCGACACGGCTTGTGCTAGTTTTTGTTCATGCTGGCCCGGTCCGGTCCCTCTGTCCCATGCGTCGGTGAACTTTGGGTTTGTGGTGTAGAGTTTGCACCAGTGCGGATTCATTCTGCAACCAAGCCGGGGACAAGGGTAACCCCGCTTGCCGGATGTTGGCAGTTGACAGTCTTTGCACTCGATCAGGCTGCTGCTGGGGTTACTACTGCTATCCATGTTCCACCTTCTGTCTGATCGCAGCAGCCGCATCGTTCAGGATCAAAACCTGGCTCGTGCGACGGCACCACTTTTGTAGGGAATGTGATACTGAAGGGATCGCAAGTGTAGGTGAGTTCGCCGTAGTCAAACTGCATACAGTCATCTTCCACCGTTGAGCCATCGTCGTGGTCCGACGTCAGCCAAAAGGCGGAAGTCTCTGTGCCGTTTGGGTCACCGTAACAATACAGCTTCCACATAATGTTGGCGGAATCGTAAAGTGGGGGACCGGTGCCGTACATGCAAGACGGGTCGTCCGATGCCCCCTTCCAACAGCCCTCTACAATGTCGTAGGATAGGTTGACGGTTACGTCGTTCAACTCGTCTTCACAACCAGCGGTTGCGATGAACGTCAGTACAAGTTCACGAGGGATGCAAAAGATGTCGCCGTCTTCGTAACAACGGCATTGCTTGATACAGCATACGTAGCCACTGGGGTAGTCCGGAACGTTTGCGTCACTGCCCTCGTAATTTTCCAGGTAGTAGTTGTCAAAGTTGGCTTGTTCCGCCGTGCCGTTGTACAGCCCGGAATAGAACCCGTCTTCGTAGAGGCCGCTGATGCAAGCGTAGGCCGTGGCTTCACCCACGGTGACCGTGAAACTGTCCTCGGTTATGCAGACCTGGATACCGTCCGCCGCAATCGCTTCGTCGATGACGTCTGGTGGGTCAACCAACAAAGTGTTCACGTCGTAGAGGCGGATTTCCACGAACCCGAGACCGTCCCATTCGACTTCGCAATGGAAGTAGTGTGTGCCGTCCTTGTAGTTGGCTATGATTCCGTAGGCTACTTCGTCTTGTCTGTTGGCCAGTTCGACTGAGATGGATTGTTCCTCGGTAGTGGTGCGTACTTGGCAGATGGCCTTGGCGTCGGCGGTCCCATCTTCCTCCAACGTGTTAGATGCGATGGACCACACCCCAGCCGCTTCCACCCAGTCATCGCCCAGGTATGGGGAATCGGTCCGGTTGAAGTCGTCGGCGAATATCAAGCACGAACAACAGCAGAGAAGAGGGTCGTCCAGTACGTCCATGTGTCTGAAGGTCATGGTAAAGCCTCCTTAGCATGGGCGAAGATTGATTACGTATACGGGACGGTTGGAAGAAGGGGAACCGGTTGTGGCACGCCCGACTTGTTTCCCCATGAAGTAGAACTCGTCGTCCAGGTCGTTGGAGAAGGCAGCCGATGGGCTGTCGATGGGTCGAAGCCAACAACTGTCGCCATCGGTGTAAACGCCCTCAGGACTGATGCGGCATATTTTGCCGGACAGCATCCAATCGTTTGTCTCCGTTATGTTGGTGTCGACATTACGTACCAGTTGGAGATGGCGTGGATAGACCGGGTAGGTTTTGCGTGCAAAGTCAGGACCGAATATCGTCTCGTTGAAGTTGAACAATTGTTGTACGGATCGCGGCGGGTCGTTGACAAGTTGGGTTAGAGCAATGCCCGTTACACCGGCAGTGTGAACCGATGCGATGAGAGAGGATTGTCGGCCGAAGAGTTCGGTAGTCATGCCATACTGATCGCCAGTATCGGCCCACCGGATAGCGTTGACACGAGGTCCAGGTAGGACGTCGGTGTGAAGTCCCGCTCGGACATGGTATAGACTCGACATGCGTTGGATGCGGGAATTGTAGGAGTCTGCAATGTCCGCCGCAATGTCTGCAAGGTCGGCGGCGTTGTCGGGAGTAGTGGCCGAGTAGTCGTATTCGGCGGGGTGGTTGTTCCAGACGGCAAGCTTGGTTCCTGTGAGCGTGTGTTGTGCGTTGGTGTTTACTTCTACTCCGTACACGGCTTCAGTTATCCAGTTATGGGTAGCCTCCTTGAATGCGTCATTCTCAGAACCGTGTTCGTCATCTACGCGAGGGAAGAAGACTTCCAACTTTTCTGGAAGGAATGTGTCCAAGCCGTAGTTGTACGGCATGGCATAATGTATCAGATCGTCGGGGTTGGCCTCTAGATTTACGAAGGCCAGGTCTTCGCCCCGCATGTCGTGGATTGGGTACTCGCCGCCGGAAGTGGTGGGGTCGTACCAAATGTCGTGGACTATTGATCCGAGTACAGTGTTGTAAGCGTCCCATGCAGACATGCCCAGGAACCGGAATGCCTCGGGCTGTTCGGTCCAAGTGAAGGCCCCGTCCAGTTGGGGAGTACCGACAGAGGTCGGGAGGTTTGACCAGATGTCGTTCAGTAGCGTTTGCCAAGTCCACTTGGAACCGCTGTTTAGGGTGTCGTGGTAGTAGGCGTCTGCGGTTGTAGGGTGGGTGGGACAGCGGACGTTGTACTGATCGTTGATAGTAGAGAAGATTTGCTCGGCTCGGGCATCGACAAAAAGACAGAGGAACGGTGTGGTATCGTCGGCTTCACCGCCGCCCGCATACAGGGCTGTTGCTCGAAGGAGACGGAGGCCGTAGATATTTACGGTGGTCGCCGCATTCCCTTCTTCGGCCCAGGAAAACTTGAGGGTGAGTCCGGTTTTGAGGTTGAGCGAATCGAGGGATGCCTTGTCAAGAAGGAGGTAGGCGTATCCGGGATTGCGGCCCAGGGCAGAGTAGAAACTGTTGGGCAACCCATGCCAGTGGTCGACGGGTAACCCGTTTTTGACGGCTTGCTCGGCAAGTGATTTGGGGTCGAGACATGGTTTCCCGGCAAGCTCTATGAATGTTTCTACGATCATGGCGAAGGCCGGATTTGTGGAGGGCTACAGTGAGAGTGTGCGGGGGTGCTTGTTAGTGTGTGCAGGCGGAGTTATAACCCGAATTGAAATCACGTTTTTTGGATGGCGGGTGCGGCACACCTACGGTGTATGTATGTGTAGTAGTGTATATACACTAATAAATATATTTAACCCCTATGGGGGGTCTAGGTCCACCGGGGGGTGGATCGTCAGCCGCACCCATCACCCTAAAAACGTGATTTCAATTCGGGTTGTTAAAGTGGTTGCACGACGTTGTTAGCGTCGCCGCTTGTTGCGGAGGCGGTAGAACCGCTTGCGTTTGGGACGGTAGGTTTTGGCACGGGGTTTCTTCTTGTAGCTAGAACACACGGCTACAGTCCTTTCTTGTCAAGGTAACCAAACTTGGAACCGGCCGAACCTCGAAGACGGAGGTTGCTGGACGGCCGAACCTTTTTGACCGTACCGTATCCACGGACCGAAGCATGTCCACCGGATTGCATGTGCATCCGTCTCCAAGCGGAGAGGTGCTTGAGTCGATTGGGTAAGGCTTTGAAGGCAGAGGAGCGAACCGATTTGACGTGACTGATCTCGCGGACACGTCCCCACCTCACACTTTTCATTCTTTTGACCGGCATGGGATTCCTCTACTGGGCGATAGAGTATCGAGGAGCGTAACCTGCGGGTGGTGAATTCGATATGAGTATGGCTGAGTTGTCGTCTTCCTGGAAGGAAGCGACTGAGGATTCGTCGTCGTCTTCCATTTGCTCTTCGGGCGACTCTTCTTCTTGTTCCGGTTTCAGCAGCGGGAACGGGACGATATCGAAAGCAACGTCGGGATAGTAGACGTCCATCAGGTTTTGCATGATTTGGTTTTTGAAGTCGAAGGACATCCAGTACACGATTTCTTGGAGAATGGAGAAGAAGGCATCGAGCGGTACGCGACGTCCGGCGTAAGCACCGGTACCTTCGGCCCGGCCGACTTCTGGAGGTACTCCCATTCCTTCCCAGATTTCGTCATCCAGGTCGTGGCCATACTCCATCAGGCCGGGAGGTGCCGCCATGACGGAAGCAGGTTCAAGGGACCAGAGGGGATTTCCGTTGGGGTCCACGTCGTTGGGCATGGTGACTACGGCACCGTTGCGAGACTTCTCTCCGATTTCGCGGGCTAGGTCTTTTGCGGGTCGTTGTACGCCAGCTACCTCGGTGTTGACCATGCCGGGTGGGTGGCGGACGGTAGGACCAGCAAAGGCGTACTTGTAGAAGAAGAGTTTACGGCTGTCGCGGAACGCACCCGGCATCCACTTTTCGATCCAGGGTTGATAGCAGCCGTGGAGTCGGGACTGGCCATAGTATGGATGCCTGTCTCGATTGTGGACGTGCCAGAAAAACTTGGGGCCTTGGAGTGTGACCTGTCTTTTGAACGCATCGGACCTGTTGCTGGAGGGAACGTTGCGGATTTTGGCTGCGAAGGGTTCGCCTTCTAGGGTGATCAGTTTGCAGTCAAGGGGATGTAGGTCTTTTAGACCAACGAACATCACCTTGCCGTTTTCCTTGGCGTAGAGAACTTCGGAACAGGAGTAGCCCCACTCGATGGCTTTGAGGGCACGCATTGCCCCTCCTCTCCAGAAACGAGTAAGGTTGTCCTTGATATACTCTTTCGCTTCGGAATTGTCGCAGTCAACGAAGAACTTGGATTTGGATATCAACGGCCCTTTGATCATCAAGAGACCAAACACCACTCGGGGATCACAGAGCATGGTTGTCACTACGTGCAGCGAGAATATCGGCATCGAGATCAACGGGTAGAGTTGACCGTAATATGCCTGCGGTACGTAGTCGGCCGTTACTGGCTTGCCTGTGAGTTTCATCATTGGTCTCGCGGAACTCTAAGGGCGATGGACTGGAGTACTTGGTCGTGAGCGGATTGGGCCGCTTCTTTGTCTTGCGTGGCTTGCAGCACTATACCATAGGCTCGTTCTGGAGTCAACTGCGACTGAAGGCTTCGGTGGTGTAGTTCCTCGACTGCTTGGACCCTTGGGATATGTGCGTGGAGTAGGAGTAGTTGGGTTTGGGTTAGGTCGAATGGATTCAGATTGTAGGCGTAGGCGACGTCCGCATGGATGCGGCTTTTTTTTTGAGGTCGTCCCACAGCGGTTCAATGGCCTTGATCATGAGCCAGGCTTGGGTCTGAGTGATGTCGTGGCCGTACTCTTGCTTGACCATGTTGATGACGTCGGGGCCGTAGTGTTTGAATTCGGTCTTGTCGCCGATGTACTCTTCGAGAAGGAGTTTGAACTCGATCAACTCGACGGTGAAAGTCTCTCCGCTGGGAAGAGAGAATTCGAGCGACGCAGGGGTAAGTTCGATAGGCGGCATGGTTTCACCTTGTGGGTAATGGGTAATGGGTAATGGGTAATAGGTAAGGGGTAAGGGGTAATCACTCTTCGGGTTGAGGCAGGCCGACTATCGGATAGGTTATCGGTTCGTTCTCGATCACAATGTCGGCCTTGTTAGGTGTTTCAACCAGGTATAGGTGTCTCCAAGTCATGGTGTATACCGGGCAGTCGCCTAGTAGGTCTTGGGCTGGAGATGGAAAGGACCAACTTCCTGCCTGACGGATAGCGGGTAGACCGCCTACGGTTGTCACGGTTGGGAGGTCTTCTTCCGTGATCGGGTATCCGACACGGACAATGAAGCCCTCAAAAGACAGAGTCCACTTACCTACGGTCCGTTTCTGGACGATGGCTTTGTCCGGCTCTTCAGACTGGGAGGTTCCGTAGTCTATAGGTGCCGACATTTCGTTGGGGCTGAGGGTCGGGGCACCCGTAGCGTAACCGCCCAGTTTGACTGGGGCAATGACACCACCGGCCTGTTCGATCTGGGTGTAGGAGTCATAGGCCAGAAAGCTGTATTCTTCTGACGGGCACTGGAAGATTGGTTCTCCGTAATCCTCTTCATCCTTACCGGCCAGGGTCTCCTCAGCGGTGAATCGGGGTGTGCCATGATTGAAGTTGCAGATCACGTCCACGGAGGCGGGGTGTACCGCGTTCCGTACACCACGGGTGCTATGCACTGCTTGGATTGAGGCGTTTGTCTTCCACGTGTTCCAGTCGCCGGGTATCGGTGCCCACATCCCGGAACCGGCTAGTAGGGTGGCCAGACTGGAACACAAAACCCAGGACGTGTTGAAGTGGATTGTGCGGCCGAAGATTTCTTCTTCCAGATCGATGTCGATCGGGACAAGGATGAAACCAGGTTTTCCGTTGACTTGGGTAGCGTATCGCACTGCTTCAAGACGACTCGCAAGGATCGTTTTGAAAGCCATCCAGGCGGTGGAACGTGGTTCGCCAGGTGCAACAGAGATGGAACCGTTGAGAGACACTTTCCACCTGCCGCCATTTGCTGCCTTCATGTCAGAAAAGTTTGGTCCGAACATTAGGCCGCCGCTGACTCGATAATTGACGTCCATCCTGAGGCATCCGGGATAGTAGGGGTTGTCGGATGCGATTTCGGTGTCGGTGATTACGTAGTTGAGGAAGCGTTTGTCCTGGCTGATGTGGTAGTTTTGGGAACGACTAAAACGGTCGTGAAGAGGGAACACGAGGGTATCGAGGAAGCTTTCGGCCGTGTTGTTGATCCACTCACCGTCTTCGTGTGAATCGCCTGGACCGTTTTTGTACACACGGGCTTCTACGACTCCAGTGATCGTTTTGATGGTCAGACCGTCTGGCGTGAAACTGTAGTCGATGGAGTAATTCCATTCGCCCCAAGGGTTGGGACCCTGACCAATTTCTCGGACACCCGTGGCAGGGTTGTCGTAGTAGTCGCAGACGGTGGCATCGCAAGACCAAGCGACGTGGATCGCTCTTGTGGTCGCAATCGGTTCGGCAAGATCGAGGGAAGGCTTGGGTCCGAAGTCGACACACATCTCCGTGGTAATCTCAAAGTCTCTTCCGGCTGCGGTCCAGGTCAAGGTGAGTTTGCGGCCGGGTTCGGTGAGGAGTTTTCGTATGTCTTCAAAGCCTTCGTCGATACGTCCGGTCGACTCGGTGAGTTCGACTAAGCCACGGGGTAACCCGTAGGCGGAAGTGATGGATTGTGGGAATTCGTCTTGTGCGAAAATGCAGTCGACGGAGACGTGGTAGCGGGTGTACTTTACCGTACGGCCAGAACTGTCGTAGATAGGCGTACCACGTACCTTCACACGACTCGACGTCGGAAATGTGACGCCGTTGTACTTGACGGTTGCTGCGGAGTCTATCGTTGAAGGCATGATTCTAGCCTGTTGGTGTATTCACTCTAGGGTATGGTGCCGGTGTTACGCCACGTAGGCTTGGGTCCAAGAAACTGCCTTTTAGACTTGGGTTTCCCCAGCCGGTACCGTCACCGCCATTCAGCATACCTAGTACGTTGCCTATTTTGCTTATTATGCGGAGGTACTTGAGCACTTCTGGCATTGTTTGGCCAAGCAGAAATGCTGCGGCTCTGGAGCTATCTCCGAAGTACTTCTCCATTAGGTCAACACCGGCATTAGCGACTACCTCGGCACCATTTGCGTAGTTGTCAACGGTACGCAGGATTTCGTTGAGGATGGGGACGGTGACTTCACCCATGGCCGTGTTGAGCCTCTCCATGCTGTCACGGATGTCGTGCTGCAACCGAGTCATTTCGCCAAGGGACTTGCCAAGGGTTTCAGTCCTGGCCAGCAGCATCGCAATCTCTTGGGAACGGCCGACAGCTTTGGCGTGGGCAACGTCTGGAGAGAAAGGTTCGATGCTGTCGGCTAAACTTGAGCCGAAGTCTTCGAGTCTCTCAGTCACTTCCAGGAGGGCTTTGGCCGTGCCGCTGGCTGCTAGGGTAACTCCACCTATGGCAAGACCGGCCGGTCCGAGACCTGCTAGAGCGGATGCTGCCAGACCTGCTCCCGTTCCTGCCGCTGCTCCCGCTACACCTGATCCGGTAGAGGCACCTACGGCGGCACCTACGGAAGGGCCGATACTTTGGAGTCCTTGCTTCCCAAGTTTGGGGCCGAGACCTTTGAACAGGTTGCTGAAGGCTGCTTTGAACTGATCGAATAGGCCCTCAGGAACAACCTCAGGAACGATAACGCCAGCATCGTCGGTGTTGCCTGTAGCGGTTTCTTCTGCCCTTTCCTTTCCAGAAGAGGAGGCAGAGTCGACAGTCTTGGTGAGGGTAGCAAGACCTGAGACTACCTCATCCAGACGGTCTACGATTTCGTCGTTGCTGCCAACCAAATCTTCGGCGAGGCTGGTTAGCTCGGACAAGTCTATCGAGGCTACTGTCTGAGGGTTGTCGTTGTCAACGTCGACGTCGACGTCGGTATCGGTTAGGTCATCTTGTATCAGTGCTTCTGTAGTGAGTCGAGAACGGGGTGGAGGCGTGAGTGGTTCAGGTGTAGACTTGACGGTGTACTCGCCCTCAATAATGTCGTCATCCCTGTCGGGAAGATCGGCGGGAGTCACCAAAGGAAACTCGTACCGCTGGACCTCAGTCCGTTGAGGCTCAGCGGATACAAGTTGTCCCTTGCCGGGTTCCTCGAATTTTGCAATTCGATGCCCTGGCTCGACAGTATCGGTACTGCCGGTTTCTTCCAGTTGGATTCGTAGTATGGTTTCGTCAGAGGCCATAGTACTCACATTTGGCTAGCTCGGAACTACGACAGAAAACATGATCTCGGCGTCAAGTGAACCACCAGGCAGTATCTGGAAACGGAGTGGAATCTTGTGAGCGTGTACGCCTAACCATTGATCGACGGGGGAGTTCGGTGCGAGGACGGTGTTAGCCGCCGTGATCGACGTGTAATAGGCGGACGAACCGCTGACGGCTGTCAGGACAAGAGGCTCGGCCACTCCTCCTGTGGTTGCCAAAAGTCCAACCACATCGACTTTACCGAAAGTAGCACTCCAAGGCCAGTGCGGCTTTTTGCCTGCGGGTGCGAGTAAGCCAGCGGCACCGGGTTCAATGAACATGCCCGAGATGTAAACTGAGACACCTCGGTATATCAAGTCTTGGACCGTGGAACCAAGGTTGTCGCCTACGACGGCCTCACAGTCGACGGACGTTTCAAAGTGAATGCCGTCTTCGGCTTGGCCTAGAGCTAGTGCGTTCCACGTAGCACGGTAAGCTCCAGCGGCGAATGCGTATGAATGGGTCATGCTTAGACTCCAAAAGTAGACATCATAAATCGGGACACGGAGGGTGGTGAGCTAGACTTTGGCCAGCGGGCTCTCGACCGTCATTGGGACGACTTCTTCAGCTTCCTTTTCCTGGAAGGAAGTGTAGTTTTGCACACACTCGTGGCAGGTAGCCAAGGCCGGGTTGTCAGTGGCGTGGTGATACTTGGTGACTCCGCACGCGATGGATACACGGACACCTTCGGCGGTCATTTGGTCGCCTGAAGGGTCGGGCGAAAGCCAGTGGATCACCGCAAGTTTGGTAACAGATTCTCCGCTGTCGCAGTGTGGACAGACCGGCTTGACCAGGTTAGAGTAGAACGGCAGGTTGGGGCAACCGGACTTCTCACAACGGAACGGTTTCAGCTTTGTGGACATTGCTGTCACTCCTCATAATCCTCTCTCATGTCACGCCCAGCACCAACAAAGGTACTGGTGCAAACGAGACATGCTTGGTTCTCTTTCGCGGTGGACCACAACCAGTTTGCGTCCCGCACTTCAGGGCTTGTCGTTCCTGCCCACCTCAGCGGTTCAAAAATCCAATCCCGATCGTTGTGCAGGTTGAGGCTGGCCCGTTTGATAAGGTCGTAGTTTTTGTCGATGGCAACGTTGATCTCGCGGACCACTTCCTCCATGCCAGTGATTTGGGTCAGGAAGAAGTCAGTCATTGATTTGCCGGGACGTACGGCGGGTATCCGGCGAGTTACGGTGACGGCGATGTCGTACTTTTCGTAAAGTCCCGTGTCTACTGGAGGAGAATGGGGCCGCCAAGTGATCAGGTGGATTGCAGCGTAGTGTGTAGGGAAGGCTATCGGGGGCTGGCCGTTTTCGTGGACGCCCACAGTCTGCTGATCGAGGGACGTGTCGTCAACGAGGGTACCGTGGATACCACGTAGTAGGGCGGATACACTCATTACAAGTTCCTTCCAGCATACTTGACGGCGTGTTCTACTCCAGCCCTCACGGCTCGCGTGGTCCACAGGGCTACGTGTTGGGGCCAGATTTTGCGGTGCTTGTGTACGTGCTTGGCGTAGGGAACATCAGTACCAGCTACGACACTCCTGCCGGAAGTGCGGAAAATCTGTCCGGCAGGAGGTTCGTAGCGGTCTGCTGACAGTATACCAGATCGCAGGCTTTTTTCAAGTTTGTGCGAGTCTATTAGGATAGGCACTCGACGATTGCCGTATGCCTCCAGGATAGTTTTGGCTCCGCGTGACTTGAGAATAGCCCATGCTAATCTGGCGGCCAGCGACTTGGCCTGCGGAAGAGCAACGCCACGAGCAATTAGTTTCGATAGGTGTGAAGCGTAGATTCCTTTCCAAACTCTGTCTTGTGATTCGGTGAGTAGGCCACGTCCGGAACCTGCGTGTCCAGTGGCTTTGTGTACACGAGCGGCAATGGTTGAGGGTGCAAGCGGTTTCCACTTGTTGCCGAGTTCGTCTTTGCCGCCCGCTGATTTGAGTAGGAAGGCTTTGTGGATGGAGGTGAAAAAGCTGTGTCCGAAACCGGCCCAGAACGCACCCGCCATGCCTCCACGGTCCATGCGACCGTTGGCAATGTCGTTGGCCACACCGCGAATGTGCTTACGCAATTCGGCTTTGGTCTGGGTGCGTACTCGGATTGTTTCAGTGACGGACATGTGATTACTTGATACCGGCTACCATACCGATGAAACGGGAGGAACGGAATTGTTCGGAATAGGACCCACCAACGATGTCGGTTGCGGTGACTCGGACCGGGCTGTCCGAATGCCATGGTTCAATGCGTAGGTTGGACATGCTTGGCGTGAGGTCGGCCCGCAAGGCCAGACGCGGGATTTGGTGCGAACCGTCGTGAATGAGTTGGAGGCGTTGGAGAACTCGCTCGGCTTGTGCCTGGAAGTGTTCGGGGTTTCCTCCCAGAGCAGTGGCAAAGTAACAGCCGAGCCATGATGCGGTACGACGGACCCAAGCATTGTTGGCCATGTCTTCGGGGTCGTAACGGTGGGCACAGAAGAAGTTCATTTCGTCCGTGGCATCATAGCAGAGCCCGTCCACAATCGTGGTGTCTTCGTACCTATCCCCGTCCGGGTCGACAAGGTTCATGAAGGTAGCTTTGCCGACAACCTTCTCCATCTCGGCTTGGGTCGTGTAGGTGTAGGCTAGTGATTCCGGCATCGGTCTGTCCTCAATCGAATTGACGTACACCAGCAGTGTACCAGCGGGTCCAACGGGCCAGGTAGTTCGAGCAACTGATGACGATTTTGTAACGGTCGCCTGCGGTGAGTGCCGGTTCGCAACTGGCAAAGTAGTTACCGTTTGCGTTGTGCGGCATGGAGACGTCTTCGCAGTCGGCTAAAGCGACTCCGTCTGCGTCGAATATGGTGAAGGTGATGGTGGCATCGGTGATAGGTGTTAGAGGTGCGTTGGCAGAGTGCAGGTTACGCACGTAAGCTTGGACGGCGTTTCCAACTCCGAGGACTTCAACTAGTGTCGTCATGTGCTTACGCCTTTATACTGTCGCTGGAATAGGTCGGACCGAAAATGATTACACTGCTACTGTAGGCATTCTCTCCAGAAACAGAATCGGATTGATAGGTGTTTCTAGCTCCAACAAAGGATGCAATAGCCACCAACAACGTGCCGGTGACTTGATGTTTCGCACTGTCCTTTCTGCGAAACCTCAGCAACAGTGGTAAGACTTTGGGGATCATTCGGGATCATCTCTTGACACAAGCTTGGACCAATACCTGACAACACCGTCGATGGTTGCACCGGCAAGGGCATCGTAGGATTGCCCAAGGACGGTTCGGTCGGTGTCCTCATCGTAAACGAACAGCATGCCACCATCAGGGTCGGACATTGCCGTCTCGGCTATCAAGTCGGAACCATCGAAACGGTCAATGACTTGGATGGTCGGGTTGGTTACTCCGGTAGTCAAACGGGTACCGTTCTTGAACCAGCGTACCGTGTACTCATCCATGGAGTTGGCAGAGTCAATCGTGAGTTCGATATCAGCATGGTAGATATCACCCACCTGACCGGCAATGTACTCTTCGGGGTCTTCCTGTACGGCGATAGGACGCTCGGTTGGTGCTGCCGGATTCTGGAAGAAACGGATAGTGTAGATACCAGAGGGCAAAGTGCCTGGTAGGTCGGCTGCGAAGATGCCCGTCTTGGTACTGTCGGTAAGTGTCAATTCAGTACAGGCTAGCAAGCCAGCAAGCCAGGCCGCATTGTCGGCTAGGGCTGAATACTCTACCAGTGCTGAGCCATTCCACACTGTGCCAGCGGCACTTACAACCTCAGCCTTGACGTCGGTTGTACCACTGGTGTACGTGAGTCTGATTTCGTTTGACACAATGAAGTCTCCTACGATCCGATTTGGTCATCCTCGGTATACTGTTCGGCAGCAGCTTGGATCGGACCGATCTCCAGCATTTTCATTGCTTGGCGGTAGCGAAGTTCCTCGCGTCTAGCCAGCCTGATCAGTCCAAACTTGAGGCGGGCTAGAGGGTTGGTCACAACCGCAGGATCGATGATCATGTGGGCGTCAAAGGCCTCAAGAACAGCCTCGCCCTTTTCGACGGTGAACTCGATTGTGATGGATGGCATGGCATCTTCGCTTTTCTAGAGGGGCTTGCGTGCGTCCTACCAACCGCAATCACAGTTGCTCTTCAGCAACTTAGATTCGGTGATCTCGGCAGAATAGTCGAACGCAGAAAGTGCTGTCTCAATACTGACCGCATACGAATTGTACCAAGCGACGGCGTTGTTGTGAGCACTGATGTAGGGGGCCATTTCGTCAATATGGTCGTGGGCACAACTCCAGTCACCGTCTTCCATGTCATCTTCGGCGTCGCTTAGTTGATACCAATCGTTGACGACTTGGGCTGCCCAGAGTCCATAGCAATCACCATTTAGACCCTCGGTAGTATCGTAGTACACACTCCAGAACAGAGGGGTGGTAACACCATGCTTGATTGCACAGTTGCTGAGTTTGTACAGCATTGCCGCTTGTGTCCCACCCAGGCCGCCGACCGAGTTGGTGAGTCCGGTTTTGACGTTCGTGCAGTCCTGAATGGGAGTGTTGGCCCAGGACCAAAACTCTCCACAGACCTCCATGTCCTGGTTCATGTAGTCGCAGTCTTCGACAGCGAATGACCGATGAGCGAGGACGGAGACACACAACAACATGGCAATCAGACACGACGTCACCATTCCACTTGCATTGAACTTCCGGTACGCACTTTTCATCTCGACACTCCTTGAGAAAGAAAGGTTACCACGCGGCTCCAGCCGAGTGATCGAACAGGGTTGCCCATTTGGTTGTTCCGCCCGCAGTACTTGCGATGAGTACGTCACCGTCGTCGCCCTTGCCCGTGCCGTCACTCATCCAGATTACGCATTGACCTTCGGCCGGTGCGGAAGGATCGGCAGACCGTTCAATCAGTTGAAGAACGGCGTCTAGAGTGATGACCCCTTCCCCTCCGCCATGCTCCGTTATCCCAATGATCGTGTCCATGATGTTGAGTTGGTAGTCGAGGGCAGGGTCGACCACGTCGATACCATTACCGATCAAGAGGCAACGTTGGGCCGTGGTGATATCCTGGCCGCAATAACCACCGATACAGATGTTATAACTGGCACCGCTCTGCGAGGAAGGAGGCATACCGGCTCTCTTGCCGATCAGTATGTTCTGTGCTCCGCCACGAGACTTCCCTGCTTCGAAGCCTATCATTACATTACCATTGTGGGAAGATAATTGGGGCCCACTTTGACCAGCCCCAATGCCGACCACTACGTTCTCATCCGAAGAATTGGCCCCACTCGCGGGATAGGCATTAGACCCGATCCATATATTGTTGGCTCCCGTGTCGATCCTCCACCCAGCTAGTCGGCCGATCATTATGTTGGAGCTACCAGTGGTCACGTCGCGGCCCGCAGACGAACCAATCATGATTGATGAGCTACAGGTAGTCATGCTATTTCCTGCCCCTGACCCCACACACACACTGTCATATCCCGTGTAATCTGGGGCTGCTTCATAGCCGACGATGGCATTATAAGTGTCCAGTTTTAAGGCTGTGACGCCATCAATTGTAATTCCCCCTCCCGTGCTGTTCCCACTCTGGTAGTTGATCGCTCCACTTGGGGTTAAACTCCCGTCATCAGTCCACGAGGTGGTAGTGTTGTCGTCGATGGTGTAGAGGGGACGTGCAAGATACTTCACCTGCCCAACGGCTGTCCGCATGATCATCCGGCCAGTAACACGCGGATCGGGCGAGATTGGGATTCCCGTGATATTGACGGCCCCGTTAGCTCCCACCGTGATACCGAGAGGGTCACGGCCCAACGAGTATAGTGAAGTAGTGCGGCCTTCGTCAGTGACAAAGCGGAAGTCGTAAAAGTATTCTCCCGCATCCAGGGACCCTGCTCCAGAGTCTTCGGTCAATGTGATCGCGTTGTACTGAGTACCGGTTACATCATCCACCTGTTCGAAGCCGATATTGCCCGCAATGTTGAACCGTTCAACAGGGTCTCCGAAGAGCTTGACACCCACCAGTCCGTCACCGTCAGGGTCGATCAGGATGTTGCCATCCGAGACACTGACAATGGATTTGCCATTGACGTCTAGATCACCACCCAACTCAGGCGTGGTGTCTTCGACAATGTTACTCAGCGGGTATGGTAGTCCTAAAGGCATGGCAAGTCTTCGTCTTTTCTGGAAGGAAAGGCCGTTACTGAGACTCTTCGCTGTACAGTCTGTAGCTCAGGGTGTTGGCACTGTCGGCGAAGTCCGCTCCCGTCAAGTTGTGTACCAGAAGTTTGAAGTCGAATGGCGGGATATCAAGCTTCCCTATGATGGTACGCCTCTCGGCGAGAGAGCCGCCGTCCAGTTCGATATCAACGAACTTGTTATTGGGGTTGACCAGTCCGTCCGAATCACCGTACGAGAAGTTTGTGCCGTCGAGGCAGGGCAAGAGGTAGATTCCGACTTTTGCCTGCGGTAGGCGAACGGTGGGTTGGGCCTTTACGAGTAGTTGCAGCCCCAGGTACATCTCGTTCTCGCCGTTTGCCACGTTGTCGACTTTCGCCCCTAGAACCGTACCGCCGTTTGCCAGCGAGTTTAGTTGGGTGGACAGGTAGACAGCGATGGAGGCAGGGGCCTCGTATTTGATTTCCATTTCGACCATTGTTCTACTCCTACTGGATTTAGGCGGGCTGCACCTATTGGATTTTGGAGGAGATGCTTTCCAACGTGGATACTATCTCCTTGTGTTCAACGGTTTGCTGGGCGTGCTGGCTAGTGACGCTTTTCGTAAACGTGCTCATGTCTCGGCTTAGGGCGTCCATGTTGTCGCCGATACTTTTGACACACTTACCTTGGTCTTCCATGTTGGCCGTTTGCAGACCGAGATTTTTTGTGAGGGCTTGCTGGGTCTCAATGTTGGCACGGACCCAACTGGGGAACGTTTGGTAGAAGATGAGGGCTACTACCCCAAGCAGGATCACGGGGATGCCGAACGACATGCTGGCCTTCCAGGTGAATTCAAGCCAGCTTTTCGGGACGTCGTTGTTGCGGCTCCTTGACACGGCATCCGCCACCGCAGTCGCCACCAACTCTGCCAACCGTTCTTGATCTGTTCCTGCCGAGTCTATCATCGATACTCTCCCGTAGTAAAAAAGGACTACCGGAACGTTTCCGGTAGTCCCGTGAGACGGCGTGCCACAGTTAGCAGGATGGACTAGTAGACGACAGTGCCATAGGCAACACACTTGGGAACGTAGAGAGCGGGAACACAATTGTCGAGCGTGAGGAGTTCCTGGCCGGACGGCTGGGTGGTGGGTTCCGACCAACCGTAGATTCCGAATTGTTCCTCGGGCTGAGACATGCGGTTTTCGCGGATCAGTTCCGAGCCCTCATGGAGTTCACACCAGTCGGGATCGGGATCGGGAAGGAAGATGGCATGGGTGTCGTCCAAGAACTGGGTAAAGGTGGGCGTAGTGCCTACCTCCAACCCGGCATCGTAGACGTGCCACACCAGCCAAGGGACGGCCTTGAATACGACCATGTGGCCGGTGTCCTGGATGCCTTCGGCGTTGACTTGCGGTGAGGCCTGCCAACTGTCGAAGACCACGTTCGAGGTACCAGCAACGGCCTTCATGCCGGTGTTGTTCATCACGTACTGGATGACGGTGGAGTTACACCAGACGTGACGAAGGGGTCTGCCATGCAACTGCTCGAAAGCCTTGTTGATAGCAAACAGGTCACCGATGATTCCCGTGGCGGCGGTTGCCCAAGACGCTCCGAGGATGTCTCCGGCACCAAGCATGTTGAGCTTGGCACGGTTACCGTCAGGGACTCGGAAGTCCACGGTTACATGGCCGTCGCCATACTCAACGGGGTACCAGTCGTCACCGCTGTTGAGCAGGTCGAACTTGCCCTGAAGCATCCGAGACACCATGAACTCGCGGGTGTTGCGGATACGCTGGGCTTGGTTGCGTTCCTGGGCGGCCAGGTACTTTTGGCCCTTCGTTTCCAGGACACCCCAGTTTTCGCCGAGACCTCTCAGGTTGAAAAGCTTCTCATCGGGCAGGTGAATCTTTTCATGCGAGCGGTACATGGTCGCCGCGACGTGCCCGATGGGGTGGGCCGATGCGGTGGAAGGACCCGTACCGGCAGCCCGGCCCTTTGCCAGGGTACGAGTACGGTTAAAGATATCCCATCCGGTGTAGTGGCCGGACACTTGCTGGACAGCGGGGCCTCCCGGACTCATCCCAAGGAACTCTTGTAAGCGACTCGCGGGAGTCTTGAGTTCACTGATCACTTTCGTGATCACAGGGGCCGAGAAGGCTTCCTTGAGGGTGATGACGGTCATTGTTTGGAACTCCGAGAATAGTGACTAGTGTAAAACCTCTCCAAGCCTTCCGGGAGGTTAGGCGTCAGTGATGGTGATGGTTTGGACCATAACTCCGTCGCCCCAGTTGTGCGGGATGCAGAGCCATTGATCGGTGGCCAGACTGATGAACTCGAATCCGCCACCAATGATGTCACCGGCCGTGCTGTACGCAACACTGTCAGCAGCGGCATTGTTGAAGACGACAATGGTGTTGGCGACAGCGGCGGCGACCGTGACGGCGAAGTCAGCGACGGCCCATACACCACAACGGAAACCCGCTCCAACGGTTGCGATGGACGGCAGGGTGACGGTCAAGGCATCGGTGTCCGAACCGTTGTGGAAGAGCGTGTCACGGTCGGTTGCCAAGACGGTGTAGGCGTCATCGGCATCGGCACCGAGGTCCATGATCTTCCGCCACGCACCCATCAAGTTCGGGTAGAGTTGGTCGTCGAACAAGAACCGACCACCCTGGGTCATCTGGGCTCGGAGCAGCCACTCATAGGCCTTGCCCGAGATACCGGCAGCAGACGCTCCGGGGATGATGAGGCCGCCCGCACGTACGGGGCCACCCACGATGATGAGAGGACCGAAACGGTCGGTGTCCGTACCGGCGTAGTGCATGTTCTGCTCAACGCCCAGAATGCCGAAAACGTTTTCGTAACCGGCGACGGAGGTCGGGTCCCACTGCTTCAGCTTGCCGGATACGGGACCGCCAAGGATGAGTCCGGGACGGAGGATGTCGGTGGGGGTATTGCCAGCGTCGACGGAAGCTCCGTCAATCACATAGCCGGTGGTGAGCAAATCCTGCTCCCGGCCCCACCACAGAATGTTCTCGGTGTTGCTGAGGGCAGCGGTTTGGCCAGGTACCGTGCTAGTTCGTTCAAAGTGTAACATGTTACTTCCTCTTGGGAAAATGACGTATGGTGTGTGAACACCTGTTAGGACTGACTAGCCAACAGGAAGCAGTTTCGCTCCGTTGGAAGCCGCAATCTCGGCGGCAACTTCCGCGACCCGTTCGTTACTCATCTCTCCGCCGTCCAGGTTCGGGTTGTCCTGTTCGGTGAGGGAAGCGGCAACCCCTTCGCCCAGAAACTTCGACGTGGCGGATGGAGGGGACATGGCTTCGGCGGTTTCGAGCACAGTGTCGAGTTCAACACGTTGGATGGAACCATCGTCGTTGATCGACAAAGCGGTGATGCTGTCACGCAAAGGCTTGACCACCTTCTCCACAAAGTCGGCCTTGATTGTGCCAGCCTTCAGGAGGTCAGAGATTCTGAGGTCGTACGCTTCCAGGTGTTTCTGGAGAGAGAGGGCGGCCAGCCCGTCAACCTGTTTGGTCAGGGTGGCGATCTGTGCATCCTTCGCTTCCAACTCCTGGCTCATTGCGACCGGATTGGGTTGTTCTTTCGACATTTTGTCTTTCTCCTCATCGGCATCTTGCGTGCCGGAAAGTGCTTTGCCAGCTACTACGATTCGCTCGGCCAAGTTCTCAAACGTGGTGTCCTCCGGCAGGGTCAGGCCAGCGGAAGACAGGGCCTCCAGGACTTGGGCCACGGAAGGGGCGGTAGCCCGAGTTTCGGGGGATTGAGTGCTTTCGGTGCCTTCGTCAGACAGGGCCGCAACGAAGTCGGAGAGAGACGCGGCGGTTGCTTGTGCGTCGGTAGCAGCCAGGTTTTTCTCCGCTATGGCCTCGAAGTTATCCTGGCCGGGTACGACGGGGTTTTGGACAAGGGCAATGTGTGAGATAGAGTCTTCCCACTCGGTACCCATGCCATCCTTCCAGTTTGGACGTACAAGGGGACTGACTTCGCGGACGACGGTGCCGACTTTCTCGGCGTCGGAGGCAATTGGTACATCGATGGTACCGTGCAACGCACCGGTTGGAGAGGTCCACAGCTTCTCCCAGAAGCCGCCGTTCTCGTTCCCCGGTGGTTCCTTTGAGGGATTGGATTGAGGATCATGCACCCAGGGGGCGGGCACTTTCAGGCCAGCCGCTCGCATCTTGTTGAAGTTCTTGATCCAGTGGGTGATCCGTTCGGGAGTCACGACGAATTCTTTACGTTTTCCGGTCAGATCACGAGCAAGGTAGGTGCCGGGCTTGATGATCTGCTTGGAGAAAAGAGGCATTTTCATGCTCCAGATAGGGACGTGTGTAAGCTTGTAACTCCCGCAGTTTACCAGATCGGCATATCGACGCAATAGAAATTTGCTATAATCCGTAGAGCGGAAATTTAACAACAGCCCAAAAAACGTTACGGAGACACGCTATGAGTCTGAACATTACTAACCTGTTCGAGGATTTAGGGGAACTGGTTGAAGTGATCAATGCCTTCGACACCTTGGCGGTTACTACCTTGCCGGGGTACGAGTCTGCCATCCGCACGGAGTTTGACGCGAACGGAATGTATGACATGTCGTCTCGATTGCCCCGTCTGTTCGGGGCGTTCCAAAGTCAGGTATCGGGTTGGCAGACCTCGTTGAATTCCGTTTGCATCAGCAGGCTGACCGACCTCACCACCGTAAGATTGGAACTGCCGGTGGGCGACAACTTCGGCGTAAGGAGTGTGCTGGAGGCTCTTTACAGATACATGGTCGACGAGGAAGAATCTCTGGATGGCAGCGACATAACGGTTGGGGCTGTCTCGTCCGCACTGCTCAGTGACAGCGACGGAACGTTGCTCGTCACGGACATACTGGACGGTGTCAGTCAACCCGTTGGCGGTGGTCCTGCAAACCCTCTATACGCACTGGACTTGACTAACGCCGTTGGTTCAGGCCGCTTGCCGGGAGAGCATGCCGACTACGTAGGGACCTATAGCGAACTGGCTGTTACGACGGAGACGGTGACGGTGGCTTGCATCCGCGATAGCGGTGCAGGTAATGCGACAGAGGGCCGCGAGATATTTGAGGTCAAGGGGGAAAAGAAGCACGCAAGCCCTTGGAGTTGGAACCCGGAAGGTAGCGGTAATGGACCTCAAATCATGGTGCTGAATGGCTACACCTACGTCACAAACGGAGAGTTCGAGTCGTGGGCTAGCAGTGCCCCATCGGGTTGGACGTTGGACTCTGGGATTGCCGGGACCGACATTCTGGAAGAGACTACCTCTATCAAACGTGGGGACTCGGCCCTTGAGATGCAGACTCCGACACGAGCCATCACGGCCGTTTCGGTTGCTAACCCAACTGTGCTTAGCTGCACGGGTCACGGGTTGGCCGTGGGTGATGAGATATTCCTCGCGGGGTTCACTACGACGCCCGACATCAACGGGGCTCAGACAGTGAACACGGTTCCCACCGATGACACTTTCACGCTCGATATCAACGTGACGGACAACACCGATGGAGTGGGGACCTGGAAGTTCGATGAGTTGCAGATCAGCCAGGCAGTGAGTGGGCTTGTGCCGGGTAAACGTTATTGCGTGGCGTGCTGGGTGAAGGGCGATGCGACGATCGCGTCTGGTGCGTTGACCATCCAAATGGAAGGAACGGGTTACGTTGCCGGGACGGTCGAAAAGATAAGCATGGATGATACGGCGTTGGCCGCTCAGACGAGCTACGGCCTGGAGTACTTCTACTTCAACGCACCGTGGGAAATCCCCAGTGACTTCGAGTTAGTGTTGAAGATCACAGGTACGTTGACCGACTCCGCCATCGTGTACGTCGACGGACTTGCGTTGGGTCCGGTAGTCTACCATGGCGGAGTCGGGCTCGCTGTCATCGCGGGCGACGAAGCTTTCTTGCAAGGTGATCAGTTCTCGTTCGCGTTGTCGAATGACGGGGCTGGAACGTTCCAAGAGTACTTTAGGAAGGCCCACAAGTACCAACTGCCTTCTGACCTTTCCGGGACCGAGACGATCGCTGATTCTTTGGCCGAAGCTTAGACAACAACTCCTGGTAGTCTTCCACCAAGGTCTGGTAGTACCAAGAGTTGGGCAATGCGTTTTGGACAGCCAGGATGCTGTTGAAGGTTGACTTGTTAGGTTTAGTGACTCCTCGTTTTGCGTTCCACACGCGGGCTTCCACATTGGCCATGAGGGTGGCCGTGCGGAAATCTGCGATGGGCAGGTGTGGTCGCAATTTCTCATCCCAGTTGAATGCCTGGTCGAACGGTACGCCTTTCTCAAACATCGACCATGCGAATTCCCACGGGGGACCGGCTAGCATGTAGAAGCCGTGGTTCAGCTTGTGTCGGGCTGCGATAGAAAAGTCTAAGTACTTGGAGTCAGCCATCGGATTGTACATAAACGGTTTGATTTCGATCCAGTCGACATACACCGTGGAAGGCTTGTTGGGGGCACGGGTGGCGATGAGGAAATCAGGTCGGTAATGTGCGTACGATCCGTCGTCCCCCTGGAAGGAAAACATGCAGGGTTCATACAGCCACGTAAACCCGGCCGCCTCGAACATTATGGCCCAACAGGCTTCCAGGGACGAGCGGAACTCGACACCGAGTAATGTCTTGGGCTTTGCGGCTTGGCCGCTGTAGAACTCGTGGTTGTAGTTGCTCATATTTCCGCTCCTAGTTTGTAGGGTACTGGGTCCAATCCCTTTTTCAGCCTCAACTCATTCAGCCTTTTGACTAGTACGCGATCGTTTTCCTCCACTTCGTACTGGTTTCTTGGTTCGGGTATTACGTACTTGCTTGGTCTTCGATCGATTGGCTTCTTCATATAGGTCCTCCAGTGTGGGTTCGATATCTTGATCGCCTTCAAGGATATCTCGGACGTCATCTGTCGGCCGTTCCAGTACTACGCAGAAGGCGTACGGTGGACTGGGGTGCCGAGAGAGACATATCGGAACCCAGTGAAATTCCATGTAACGGGCTAGGACCTCTTCGAGAGAGTCGCTTCCGACGTCTTGTAAAACTCTGATTCTCTTCATGGGTTGGTCTCATTCGTATGCGGAGGGTACTTCGGTAATAACAGACTGATGCTTCTGGAGGAATTCTACCGACCACTCGGTAGCCATGTGTCCCGCATGCCCGCACATATCCACTTGGTCATCGGTCTCTTTCGGATGGCCGGTCCAGGTGAATAGCTCTGCTTCAAAGGCATCAAGCCACGGTGCTGACCTCGGCAGGTACACCCGTCCGGCCTCGCAGCGGGTGATGAAGTCGGAAGCTCTGACTAGCTTGTCACGACCGCGTGTGCGGATTGCCACTACGGGCAAGCCCTGTCGTGCCAGTAGTTGGAACACCCCTATGCCGAGTCCGTCTGCTTCAACACCTATCTTGGACGGTGTGTGACCGGAGTCAGAATGGTATTTGAAGTTGTTCCCCACTTCGCGTACGGCCTCTGGCACCTCCTTTTGGAATCGGTCGACGTGCCATAGGAACAGGTTGCTTGTGGACGTGTCGAGAAGCCAAGTGCCAATCACGAACCATGAGGGTTGGGATCGCCAGATCATTTCGTCGCCAGGACCCTCGCGTGATGAAGCCGCTGGGTCGATGGTTTGGAACACGAGCATGTCCGGCATGTACACTTCCTTGCCTTGTCCGACAATGTAATCACCCCGGACAGTGTAACGTCGCATCCACGCCTTGCGGATACGGCCGTCCGCCGATACCCCCCAGTCCCCTTTCATAAGCTGGGCTCGGGTGATCGGGTCAAGGTTGGAAAGCGACTCGGCATATTCGCTCTGGTCCAGGTACGGATTGTCTTTTAAGAAGGCGGGGAGGTACGGACGGGACGGAATTGTCCCCTGATAGATATCCCCTACTTGCTCTATTCCGAATCGTTCCTTTACCCAAATGTGGCCCACTCCACCAGGGTTGGACGCCGAACGAACACGTAGGGGAAGACTGCAACGGAGTCTGCATTCCGGGCACGTCTCTGGAAGAAAGATGGCCCTGCCCTTTTCATCGGTCTGGTGAACAGAACAGGCCCCTCGACGAAGACGTGAGAAAAGGTATAGGTAGTCGTCCTCAAACTGTTGGGTCAGTTCGTCGAACGCTATGTATTGGAACTCGGCAGACTGGTAACGGTACCGATTGAGTTCCGTGTCCATGTAGCCGAAGCAGAGGCTTGCACCGGACGGGAATGTCCACTTGTGGTCTGACCCGTGCCAACGAGCATCGGTGTCGTTCAACCATTCCATCGACCGGTCAATCAACGCTTGCGGGAGTCGAAGGTCCGCGAACGTCTTACGGAAGATGATGCCGTTGTAGAAAGGGTTGTCGACAAACTGAAGTCCTGCCATCAGCAGAGCGTCAGACTTGCCACCCCCGGCAGCACCTCCGTAAAACGCTTCGCGGTATCCGTTCAAGAGTAGGAACGCGGTTTGCTTTGGTGTCGGTACATGCGGGATGTAAGGAGACAGTTCGATTTTGAACTGTTCCGGATTCTGTACCACTGTCTTC